GTGGTGGAACACCTCCTGCAACAGCAGCCACAGAATTATATAATGGATCAACTTGGACTTCTGTTAATTCAATGAATACTGCTAGAATTACACCAGGAGCAGCAGGAACTCAAACAGCGGCTTTAGCTTTTTCTGGAGATCTTCCTCCTCCTACTACGGCAACAGAATCATGGAATGGAAGTGTTTGGACTAATTTACCAAGTATGTCTACAGCTAGACAAGATTTAGCAGGATTAGGAACTCAATCTGCTGCTTTAGGTGCAGGTGGAACTTCTCCTACAACACCTACAAATGCTACAGAAGAATGGACTGGTGAATCTCAAACAGCTAATTCCAAAACCTTGACAACATCATAATAAAAGCTTATATCATCTCTAATGACAGAGAAGAGAAATATTAAGAGCTTAATACAACAAGAAGAAGCACACTTAAATAATCTATTAGAGACTGAAGATCTAAAATCATTTAAAGGAATGGTTGAAGAACTTCGTGATACTTGGACTAAAAAACAAATATTCAGAACTGAAACAGAAATGAAAGTTGCTGTGTTAGATGATGGTCGTTATCCAACAAAAGCTTCTAAATACTGGCAATGTGTTAGAGAACAGAATGTATTTTTAGAAAATTTAATGTCATTATCATTTGATTATAGACGTAATGAAGCAAAGATTAAACAATTACAAAAGAAATTAGAAACAGAAACTGATGAATACAAAAGAGAATTATATCAAATAGATTTAGATGAAAAGATTTATGGTAAAGCAAATATGGAACTGGTTGCAAAAGATAGATTAAGAGAAATAAAACTATGGTCTAAATTTAAAGCAGAATATGATGATGGTTCCTTTGACACTAAAAATGTTAATACGCATCAATTTGAATCTTTAGCACAGATCATGGATCATAAGAAAAACTCCATTACACCAGGTTCATCACAAGCTGAAGTATTCAATGTACTTTCACAAGTAGATACAATAGACAGAATTAAGAAAGAGAAACAACTTGGAACAGATAAAAAAGAACAATTACAATACGGGAAAGAATCAAAATAAAGAAAGATAATGAATTTCAATTTCACATTTTTAGGACAATCTATCCTACGATATGAGACTCCTTTAGATATTTTCACAAGCATTAATCAAACGTACGAACAAAAGTTTCAGCAACTCAATCCTGCAAATAAACAATTGGTAGGTAAGATTAAAGATGAACATTCTTTATTTTATGATGGAGAAGATGAATCTAAAATGAAAAGACATAATGAATTACCAAGAAATGTTTTAGATTGGTTTATGCAAATGTTTCATCATTATTTAGAATTTAATCATATTAGACAATATCAAACTCATTTAAATTCTATTTGGGTCAATGAAATGAAAGAACATGAATATAATCCTGTGCACGTTCATCAGGGAAATTTATTCACGGGTTTATCTTCAGTTATGATTTTAAAATTACCAAATACTTATGGTGTGGAATATTCTGCATCAGAAGCTCCTCAAAATGGAAAACTTCAAATATTAGGTGCAGCGAATGGTCAGTTTGCAAAAGTAGATTATGAACCACCTATGAAATTAAGAGACTTTTATATATTTCCATATGATATGAGACATTGTGTATATCCATTCAATGGAACAAATGAGACTAGAAGAACATTAGCAGCTAACTGCGATGTATTATATAACCCAATACAAAATAGAGGAGCACAATGATTATAACCGAGCCACGCTGGAAATCTTTAATCGTAGAAACAACAACTCCATTATTTACACCAGAACAATGTCAGTTAATTATAAATGCAGGTAGAGCAGAACCTAAAGAAGATGGTCAAGTAGGTGGTGGTGCTAAAGGTGTTGTAGATACTAAAACTAGAACATCTCATATTAGTTGGATTCCATTTAATAAGATGCCTGAAATGTATGCAACATTAGAACGTATCATGCATCAAACAAATAGAAATCATTTTGGATTTGAAGGAATGCAAATTACAGAACCTGCTCAATATACAGAATATCCAGAAGGTGGATTTTATGATTGGCATATAGATTCAGATGTTAATTGTGCAAATGAACCACCAGTTAGAAAAATATCTATGACTTGCTTATTGTCTCCTGATAATGAATTTGAAGGTGGAGGACTTGAACTTATGTCAGATGGAAAGATTGCAAGACCTAAACAAGGACAAGCTATATTCTTTGCATCTTTTATTAGACACAGAGTAATACCAATAACTAAAGGTACAAGAAAATCACTTGTTATGTGGTTTGGAGGAACTCCATTTAAATGAACCGAGAATTATATTTTGCAACACCTATTTATGTTAAAGACGTTGGATCACAAGAATTCAACTCTAAATTAGAACAGAATATTATTAATTGGTCTAATCAAGATAAAGGTTTGACAAGAACTAATATGAATGGTTGGCATTCAACTGATGATATGCATACAAAACCAGAATATAAAGAACTCGTAGACTTATTATTCCAAGCACAATTCCATATTTACAAAGATCAAAATTTAGATTCAGAACCATTTTTGGGTAATATGTGGGCAAACATTAATCCTCCAGGTGGATATAATAGACCCCATATACATCCTAATTCATTATGGTCTGGAGTTTATTATGTTAAGACTCCACAAAATTGTGGACATTTAAAAGTAGAAGATCCAAAGTCTGTATCTTTAATGTCTATGCCAAGAAGAAAAGAAGGACCATTAGAATCATACCTTTGGAGAGAAGTTCATTTTGAACCAGTTGCTGGAAGATTGATTATGTTTCCATCATGGCTGAATCACTGTGTGGATCCAAATCAATCTAATGATATTAGAATTTCAGTGAGTTTTAATTTCATGCAACGTTGTATGATCACATGAGTTTTCAAATTAATAAATACCAAGTAATCAAAAATGCTATTCCTTATGAACTAGCTAATTTTTGTTTTAACTATTTTCTTCTTAAAAGAGATGCAGTTAAATTTATGTATGACAATAACATTGTAGCAGAGTCTCCATTACTAGGAACTTGGAAAGATCAGCAAGTACCTAATGTCTATTCACATTATGCCGATTTTGTTATGGAAACTTTATTAGTCAAAGTATTACCTATTATGATGGAACAAACAAAATTAGATTTAGTTCCCACTTATTCTTACGCGCGCGTGTACGAGAAAGGATCTATTTTAAAGAGACATAAAGATAGACCTAGTTGTGAAATATCTACTACGCTTAATTTAGGTGGAGATCCATGGCCTATTTTTATTGACCCAACAGGATCTAATAATGTAATTGATGAATATAAAAATATCATGAAACCGAATGCACCAGAAGGTGTTAAAGTAGATTTGGCACCAGGAGATATGTTAGTCTATTCTGGATGCGAATTAGAGCATTGGAGAGAAGAGTTTCAAGGCAATCTTTGTGGTCAAGTATTCTTACATTATAATCATAGGAATGGGCAGTTTGCTGAACAAAATAAATTTGATAAAAGAGCCATGTTAGGCTTACCTTCTGGTATCAAGTAAGCTATACTAAACGCTATATATAGTTTAAAATGTCGTTATGGCATTAACAAAGATCCCATTTCAACCAGGTTTTAATAAACAAATAACAGATACCCAAGCAGAAAATGTATGGGTAGATGGGGATAATGTACGTTTTCGTTATGGTCAACCTGAAAAAATAGGTGGTTGGCTACAAATAGAACAAAACAGTATCATTGGAGCAGCACGTGCTCAACATACGTTTGCAGATTTAGATGGTAGAAAATATGCAGCTATAGGAACCAATCGTTGTTTATATATTTATTACTCTGGAGATTTTTATGATATTACACCTATTGATCCAGATAGACAGCAAACAGGAGCAGATATTACTACTACAAACGGATCCACTACAGTAACCATTACTACTACAGGTACTCACAACTTAGAGATTGGAGATATTGTTACTTTTGATAATGCAGGCTCTTTTACTTCTCCTGATACTGATTATACAGCAACTGATTTTGATGATGTATTATTTGAAGTAAAAACGATTCCGACTACCACTACATTTACTATTACCATGCCTACAGCGGAAACAGGTACAGGAGCCACGAATGACGGAACATTAGATCCTTTACCTTATATTGCAATCGGTCCTTTGTTACAAACACCTGCTTATGGATGGGGTGCAGGACGATGGGGTGCTTCTACTTGGGGTACACCAAGAACCACTGCTAATGCTTTATTAGATCCAGGTATATGGTCTTTAGATAATTATGGTCAAATATTAATTGCAACCGTACATAATGGAAGATCTTTTCAATGGACTCCTATTGCTGGTAGCCCGACAGCTTTAACTCAAAGAGCAGTTACTATCTCAGGATGTCCTACTAAATCCTATATGTCTATTGTATCAGATAGGGATAGGCATTTAGTGTTATTGGGAACCGAAACAACTATTGGAAATCCTGCTACTCAAGATAAAATGTTTATTCGTTTTTCTGACCAAGAAAACATTAATGTATATGAACCTACTTCGGTAAATACAGCTGGAACTTTTAGAATTGACTCTGGTACAGAAATTAGGGCGGCTTCTAAAGGTAAAGATTATACTTTTATAGCTACTGATTCAGCAGCTTATATTATGCAATTTATAGGAACTCCTTTTACATTTTCTATTAGACAAGTAGGATCTAACTGTGGGTGTATTGGACAAAATGCATCTGTGTTTGTAGATACCAATGTATACTGGATGAGTGATGAAGGAGGGTTTTTCTTCTATGATGGATCTGTTAAAAAATTACCATGCTTGGTAGAAGACTTTGTCTTCAAAACATTAAACGGATCTCCTGGTATTAATTATAATGCTGGCCAACAAGTATATGCCGCACATAATAGTTTATTTTCAGAAATTATATGGTTTTATCCTAGCGCTACATCTAACTTTGTAGATAGAATGGTGTGCTATAATTACCAAGAACAAGTATGGACGACAGGATCTTTAGCAAGAACTTCTTATACAGATAAAGTTATTTTTGATAAGCCATACGCTACTAAATTTACTTCTAATAGTACACCTACCTATCCTGTTGTAAATGGAATTAGTGCTTCTCAAGGATCTAGTGTTTATTATGCACAAGAAACAGGAGTCAATGAAGTAGCTTACAATGGTGCTATTACAGCTATTCCAGCCTATATTGAATCAGGAGATTTTGATTTAGATGTAGATGGTAATGGAGGAGAATACTTTATTAAAATGAGAAGATTTATACCTGATTTTAAAGTATTAGATGGTAATGCTAAAATAACATTAAGTTTAAGAGATTACCCATCTAACACAGCAGTTCCTACGTCATTTACAATAGATGCTAATACCACTAAAGTAGACACAAGAATAAGAGCTAGATTAGCAGCACTTAAAATTGAAAATACAGCAGTTAATGAAAATTGGAGATTAGGATTATTTAGATTTGATTTTCAACCAGACGGTAGAAGATAATGGCAAAAATTACAGCATATATACCAGAACCAAAAGTAGAATACCAAGTAGAAAACCAAAGACAAATTGTAGCTGCTTTAGATACAATTAAGAATCAATTAAATTTTTCTTTTCAAGAAGAATTAAAACAAGAATTAGAACGATTAACTTGGTATATGATACCAGGGAGTAAATGCTAATGTCTTGTAATAATGTCAATGTAGAACCTATAGTAATAGGTGGTGGAGATGGATCTACTGCTTATGATGCGTTTGGAAGATTAAGAGTATCTAATCCTTTAACTATCTTTGATTCTAAAAACATAATGTCAAAGAATACTCTCTTTGATGAAGCATTAACTAATAATGGAACAGTTACTTATACAGCGAATAAATCTACCGTTAATTTAAATGTAACTACAGCCAGTGGTGATAAAGTCATAAGACAATCCAAAAGAGTCATGTCTTATCAACCAGGTAAATCATTATTGATATTAAACACATTTGTTATGCAAACCCCTGAAGAAGATTTAAAACAAAAAGTAGGAACCTTTGATGCTAATAATGGAATATTTTTTATGGCAGATGGTATAACACTTAAAATTGTAAGACGTACGTATGTAACGGGATCTGCGGTAGACACTGAAATATCTCAATCTGCTTGGAACGGAGATAAGTTAGATGGCACAGGTGCAAGTGGTTATAGTTTAAATGTAGATAAAGCTTGTATTCTATTTACCGATTATGAATGGTTAGGAATGGGAGCAGTTAGAGTTGGATTTGTTATTGATGGTAAATTTATTACCGCACATACCTTTTACAATGCAAATGATTTAACAACCGTTTACATGCAAACTGCAAACTTACCTATACGATATGAAATTGAAACTACAGGAACTATATCTGGTAATGCAACATTACAACAAGTTTGTTCTACAGCAATCATTGAAGGAGGTTATGCACCAGAAGGTATAAGACAAATGATTGGAACTTCTCAAATTAATGCTGGTGTTAACTTAACCACAGTAAATACTTATTACAACATTGTAACCATTAGAATTAAATCAGGTAGGCCTTATGCTGTTATTGTTCCTTCTGGATTAGATATACTTAACATTTCAAATAATGATTTTGAGTTTGGTTTATTTCTAAATGCAACTCCATCTTCAGCGTTTTCTTATACAAGTTATTCTGATAATGTAGA